GATGTCCCCTTCATCTTGAATTACTTTTTCAGATGCTTTGTCTTCGATGGATCGAGGTTCACCCATTTTAAGTACAGCATCTTGTATCTCATCAGCATCATCTTCACTGATGTTACTTTTCTTTGGAAGGTCCTTTAATAAATTTTCTAATTTAGAAAGTAATTTCTTTTCTTTTGCGATTTCATCCATGCTGCCGTAACCTAATTTCTTGACAAGATCAAGTATACCCGCGCCGTATGAATTGGTTAAAGATTCTATAAGCATATTAGTGTCTTCATGCTCTAGAATAGCGGAGAATTTTTTAAGTGGTTTCATACTTTTTGTTTTCTTTTTTTTATATATTCAACTCTTGTGTCTAATATATTATACTTCAAAATCTTAGTGATTGCACCTCACATGGGAATTTTTCTTCTTTGTATATTTTTCTTCTTTCTATGCCGTGACGATAAACATAATTAAGCCATTCCGAACCTTCATTTGTATATCTAAAGTCATCTACAAAATCATATATCTTAACATGAGACTTGGAGTGATGTTTTCTTAAACCTCTACCAATGCTCTGTCTTATTATCACTTCACTCTTGAAACTTTCAGTAAAAAAGATATTGTGGATGTTCTTAATAGAAATACCAGTTGAAAAGGTACCATAACTTGCTACAATGATAACATCTTCATTGTTTTCCATACGGTGTTTGAACTCTTCACGGATGTCTTTATTTATACTCCCATCTACATAATAAACCTTCTTATCAGTTGTCTCCCTGAGTTTATTATATATTTTCTCTCCGTATGCAATCTTATGAAATAAGACTAACGAATTAGTATTTGTTTGACCTATGACTTTACAAATAAAATCTAGCCTCTTATCATTTTGATTAATAAAGTTTTGTTCTAAATTAAATAAATTTTGTCTATCCTTGTAATTACGTGATAATTGCCAAAAGGCATCCTTCTGTTCTTTAGTTGCATATTCCATGTGGAGTTGGACAACTTTACAATATGAAATGAAACCCTCATCTTGTAATTTAGCCGCTTTAACCTGTGTAACCAAGGGTCCCATTGCAGACATTAAAGTTAACCTATCTACAGTTCCTCTTTTAGGAATTGTTCCTGAAAGACCAAACCTATAATCACAATGCCAACACTTATCCATTATCTTTTGTATTGAAACTGCTTTAGCTTTATGTGTTTCATCTACCATGACTGCATCGAACTGAGAAAAATATTCAGCATCTTTTTTAACTAAAGATTGAAATGTTCCTATTACAATGTTCGAACTCTTCTTTATCTTAACACCCGCATAAATCTGTTGAATTATTAAAGGAACTCTACTTTTGTAATTATATTGATCAAAATCTCCAGTAGCCTGTAATACCAATTGTACATTAGGTACCACTATTAATATCCTCTTCTTTTTCAAGACTTCCATGAGATAAGCAACAATCATAAATGCTATAAGGGTCTTTCCTGCAGATGTGGCTAATTCTGCTAAACACCTTCTATACTTAAGTATCTTAAAGGCTGCATCTATTTGATATTCTCGGGGTTTAAATTCAGGATGATCTTGGAAAAAATCAGATACCCATGCTCTAAAAGAAGGTTCATCAATTTCTTTATCAAAAATGTCAGTAACATTATTAATCCCAAGTGGAAGTTCATATTCTTTACAAACATCTACAACTTCTTTCCACAGTCCTGCTGGAATACGATTTCTTTTAACAAAGGATATATTACCATCCCAGACTTTCTTTTTGACCAAAGGGTGAAATCTCCAACCATCAATCTTCTTAGTGAGACTACTTTTTAATTGCTCGTATTCAAGTTCAGTACAAGCATCAATAATTAAAAATTTTCTGTTATCAGCTAATGAAAGTTCCATTCTACATACTATCTTCTAGGTGTATTCTGTTTCTTATTGCAAATGCCATATTATCTAAAGTACGAATACACTCTTGGTAATATTCAACATGAGATTCTATCAAAGATATTTGTATCTTAAGTGAGGATAGGTCAGCTTTAACAAACTGGGCCTTTTCACCGTTACTTAATTTCATATCATAGTTGAGACTGTATTCCCTCCAACTTTCTTTGAAGTACTTATCCCACGTTGCATTCCGTTTATATATTGTAGATTTGAATTCACCAAGCTTATCCAAGAGAATTTGTCGGTATGATAACATATATACCTGACACTCTGATAATTCATTGAAATTTTTACTTTGGTGTATGAGGTCTTTTATCTTATCCTTCCATTCAACTCGGTCTTGGATTAGTCTCTCTTCCAACAGAATGTTGGCTTCTTTTATTTTAGTATCATCAAACATTAAAATATCCCTTTATCTTTGTTCTTTGTCATTATGGTAATCTTTGGTTTAAATTTTTTGATAGGCTTCCCCATATCAAAAGATGTAGTAACTTCTGTATCTTTAATGTCACTCTTAAATTTAGGGATGAGCTTAAGTTTCTTTTCACTGTCCTTTAAGTCATCAAAGAATCCTTCTAATTCTTCAGCTTCATTCACAAAATCTACGAATGTTTTTATCATAAGAAAACTATATCCATCGGATCATTGCTAAAATATTCATCAATAACATCTAAGCACCCTGTCCTTTCTTTATATTCAAATTTAATAAGATCATTAAGATCTTTTATCTTTTTTCCTTTTATGTGATGCTGTTCTAAAAACTTGCTCCATAAAAAAATCTTTTGTCCGTTCTTTATTTTTTCTATCATTTTTATCTTACCCTCTCTATCATTATCTAACATATAACGAGCGGTTGGTATTTCATCAAAATCAACTATCTTCTTTTTAACACCAGTGAGTCCTATGGAATTACTCATGAACAGTGCATCTATGGGTCCTTCAAATATTGTAAAATCTCTACCTAAGTCGGTTCTTAAAATACCAAATAGCATTGATATTTTATTTATTGAGTCTACTTCCTCAACTGGTAAATTTAAGGGTATCCTAAGTCTATCATAAATTCTTTGGATATTCCATGTCTTATATTTAGGCCCTTTACCTTCTAAGTCCCTAGTTTGAAATCCTACTATCTTCCCTTTAGTATCTAAATTAAAAATGTATAGTTCTTTCATCTTAGGATCAAACCCAAAGTGTTCCAACTTATGATGAAGTAATCTACTCTTAAGATAAGGGTAAGCACGATATGTCAATTCATTGATAGGATAAATATTAAACCCTTTACATAGTTCATCAAAAGATAATGATAATTCACTTATCTTTTCAAATAAGTAAAAATCTAAGCTCTCACCTAAACTAAAGTGAGTCTTGTTCTCTTTGATGTAATTAAGAACATTAATCCTTTCATCTCCTTCAAAGTTTTCTTTGAAATCTATAAGAAAGTTATCAAGTGATTTATGTTCACTACAGTTGTAACAGTGAAAGTACAGATCGTTCCAATAAAGGTTCCCTCTCTTCTTTCGTTGTACAACAGTTGAATCACCACAATAAGGACATGCAAAATTAAGTCTTCCTCTGCTTTCTAAGTACTGTCTTTTTTCTGGGTGACTATGATTACGATAAAGGACTCGAGCTATCTTATCGATAATTCGAGTCCTCAAATCTGAAGATATTGATACCTCTTCCGTCATTATCTTATAGATCTAAACCTGCAATAAAATCATCAAGATTATCATTGGATTCAGCCGCTACAGCTTCTACCTTTGGTGCTTCTTCTTTCTTTGCTGCCTTTGGTGCTTCTGCTACAGTTTCATTAACAGTTGGTCGTGTTACAACTTCTATAGAATCACCTGGTGAAGAGAATTGAGAAAGTACATTAAGTACCTTTCCTCTAATCTCATCGTTCCATGCAGAATATTCAAAGTTACTTAAATCCGGTGCATCTTTAAGATATGCCAAAATTGCTTTACGTGATTCGTCTGTGTTAGTAACAGCCTCACCTTCTAAAACCATAGCACTTTTGGTACCTTGGAATTTTGAAGAATCATAATTTGGAAATCCTCCTTTTTTAGAAATAACCAATTCAAAGTTCTTTCCATCAAACGGATCAAACACTTGAGTAGGTTCATCGAATTGTGGATTCAATTCCTCTTCAATTTTTGTCTTAATTTTCCAACCGAATTTGTAAACTTTAATCTGTCCCTCTAAATCTCGATTTTGTGGATCTTTTACGATTTGAACAAGAGCATAGAAATTCTCTCTTCTCTTTAAAGACTCAGACATCTTTTTATCAACTGCTGATTCTGAGTTTCTCAACTTAAAGAACATGTCCTGTACTGGACATTTATCACCTACCGTTGATGGTGAGTCAGCATAAAAACCATTCCCGTCTCGGTCTTCTAACCAATACACGAATTTTCTGATAAAAGGTTTTCTGGGATTTGTTGGGTTCGGTAAGAACCTAATTAAAGAGCGGTAAACACCGTCTTGTCCTTGATCTGGTTTAGGAGTGTATAAATCGCTACCTTTTGAAGGTGCTTCTCCAGTGTCTAAATCATTTACACTTACGTTAAAAATGTCGAATTCATTTGCCATAGTATTGCCTTTATTTATGTTATTAATTTTGGATTAACACATAGCGAAGCCATAATTGAATTGCCTTAAAAACTGCCAATTTACTTGCCTATGTTAATGCCGTTTAGCAAAGGTACTATTTTAATACCTTTGTTTATTATATATTCACAAAGACAGTTTGTTTCACTCTATTGTAATATTTTTTTCAATGATTGCTGCAATGTCACGTTCTCTAATATTGTAAATTTTTTGGCCTTCGTATTCAAATTCAAATCCTGCCAAATCATGAAAGAGTACCCTTACCCCAGGTTTGTAATCTTCATCTTCTACTTTATTACCAACCGCAATAATAGTACCAGTGTAAGGAGGTAAATTGACATCTTCACTAGTCAAAAGTAAGATACCACCTAGAGATTCAGAAACGATATCTTTTATCAAAAATACCCTTTCTCCTATTGCTTTAATATTTTTTAATTTTTCTTTCATTAATCTGAAACAAATCTCTCAAGCACCAATATAAAATTTAACTAAAAACCCGAAAGAAATATATTTAATTAGCTTGTAGGATTCCAGTCTGAACAATGAAGTAAGCATCTACAAGATCGTCAAGAGGTTTTGGTATTTTTTCTGAATAGTCCTTTCCTTGGACATATTTCCATAATTTAGTTTTTTCTAATAATTTGTCTGCTAAGACATTCTCCTGAAAGGCTTTAATCATAAAGTGTTTATTACCATTTCCTTTCCCAGCAGTCTTCTTAACTTGCGAAGGTTGATACACAGAAATTTTATCCTTGCCCCATAAGCTCATTAATTCCTTTCTTAAAAAAGAATTATATTGAATAATGTCAATGAAAGAGTTACCTTTAGAGCCATAAGAAAAACCTTCTAAGTAAACTTTCGTATTATATCCCCACTTCCTTATATTTCCACAAATGAGATCTGATAATAAAGTAGCATCTCTCATTTTTTCACGTTCTCTTTTCAAAAATTCTTTACTCTTAACACATCTATTGTACATGAGAGAAATGATTGTATCATCCTCGTCTAATTCAAAGTGTAATTGGAAAGCTTTAAGAATTTTCTTATTGGGAGCTCTACCCCCGTAATTGAAAAAAGATATGAAGTGATACCCACCCTCATCTAAGATACAGACTCCTGGGCTGTTCAGAGAAAAATCAATTCCTATATGTGTCATAAATTAAATGCGTTTACCTAGGGCGGCTCCAAGGGCGGCTCCAACTAAACGGCTTGTTAAAAGGTCATATAAAACTCCCTTGGTGATACCTAAAACTTTGGCAATCATTTTGCCTGCAGATTTTCCTAAAGCAAAGCCAGTAAGACCTCCTAGTATAGAACCTAAAAAGCCTTCCTCTATAAGCCTGTTCATAGTTTCTTCTAAATCTTTACCATCGTGATGATCCAAGACTAATTTATCAACCGCCTCATCTATTACCCTTTCTTGTTCTTCAGTCCAATCTTCAGCCTCTATCATGTATTGTTCAAAGAGTTTATTATCAGTACTATCCATTAAGTGTTCTAAAAAAGTTTCCATTCTAGGTTTGTTTTTATATTTATCAGTCCAAGTTAACAACGATTTCCAGATCATTATATGTAAAGGTCATATCAAAGGTCTGAAATTCTACTGTATTACTAGAGAAATTTAAGTCAAGTGAAGTAAGACCAGAGAGTAGCATTCTGTGCATTCTTGCAGTCACAAAGATATTTCCCTCAGAATCCATGATCTGTATTCCTACACCTTCGGGTACATAGGGTGTCTTTCCATCAAGGGCATAATAGTGATCAAATATTTCTACAGCCATCCAATAATTAACATAACCATCAAATGCCTGCATAGTGATGGTACATTCTTTTGGAGCACGTGTTGTAGAAAGTGGTAAACTGCTTCTCCATTTTCTAACATTACCAGGAAAGTCCGTCTGTTCAACAGGTTGAAACGAAGGTCCAGGTAAGTTAAGTGACTGTATTCCATAGTTCAAAAAATCTATGGGTTCTGTTATCATATTTCCAGGCATCTTATTAAGATAGGGTCTATACTTATCAGCAATATATTTAGGTATAAAGTCCCTTGGGAGATTAAAAAGAAACTGATTATTACGTGCGCTTATTAACATTCTAAATTATATTTACATTTAAGGCAGCCAATCCTGCTAAAAATTGAGGGCTGTCCATTTGAGATGCTACTAAAGTTTGTACTGCTTCTGTTTGTTGTGTTAATTGAGTCTGTAAATCTGTAGCGGCTGCATTGGCTTGAGCAGCGGCTGCATTGGCTATTGCTGCTTCTGCATCTGCTGATGATACTTCTGTATTTAATTGACCTATGATATTAGCCATTTCACTATTACTGTCCGCTAATATATTGTTAGTGGTTTGCATAGCAGCGAGTGTTTGATCGGTTTGACCTACTTTAGATTCTAATACAAGAATTTTCTCATTTAATGCAGCTATTTCGGTTGTTGTAGTTTCTAATAAAGTTTCATACTTACTAGTCATACTCTCCTGCGCTTCATCCGCAAAAGAAAGAAATGTTCCTGTATAAAGTATAGACTCATCGGACTCATCTCCTGTCTCACTTACCATCAGTGTAGAAACATAAAAATTATTATTATCTAAAGCTAGGATCTTTTTAGAATCCGATTCACTTATTCTAAATAATACTTGCCCTTGTGATAAATCTACTTCCTTTACATTAGTATAATAAGGAATTCGAATAGTATCATTTTCTCCTATGAAACTAAGATATACTTTACCAACATTTGAAAGATCAATGGGATTAGATTGTTCTTTTACATCCTCGTATAAAGTAAAGAGAATGTAATCATCAAATGGAGAAATGCGAATAGTCCCATCTCCTTGTGGCAAGAGTTCTTCACTTACAGAAAGATTTTTAAACCTCTGATATACTTGAGCCTTCCTAAGCCCTATGGCTAGATTTGTTTGAATAGTTTTTGATACTCTTCCCCTTTCTATATTTCTAGCTTTATGTTCTTCATATGTTTCTTTCCCTTGTCCGTGCATTTTATTCAGTTATGTTTTGTATTTTAACCGGAGAAATTGATGCCTTTACATTTAACCTATCTCTAAATGAAGTAACATATCTAGTTTGGACCACCAACTTTTCGGTTATTTTATCACTAGTATCAGCATCATTTGTAGAACTATTGGTAATTATTATCTGATTTCCGGAATCATCAGGTAATTCATTGTAAAGTTTAGCAATAGTAGGAACGGTGCCTAAATTTATTTTCATTATCCTTCTTCCGTATTTTTTAGGCTCGTAAGATACTAATCTTGCTTGTTTAATTATTTGTGTGTTGTCATCTTTATTGTAAAGTCTCATATTGTAATTAATAGCAAATGATACAGCTGTAGCACTATGTAAGATGATTGGCCTAAATAAAATAGGATAATCAAAGTCTTCGGTTTGAGTGAACATCTGTTCACTTGTCTTTTTAAAGGTTAAGCCTAACTGTTCACTCACAACAATCTGGTGAAAAATCATATAGTCACCTCCTGTACTATTAAGTTGAGCTATAAAGTTTGCAAGTGTTGATCCTACTACTTGCCCTGTTAATTCAAAATAATCACCGCCCTCAGATTGTTTTACTTCTGCATATAGGTTATCATAAATATCCCTTGCATTTATTTTAGCTGTATCAATATCTTGTACATTGTAAATTGAATACCCATTTTCATTGAGTGTTTGATATATGCCTCGAGCCTTGATAGTTATTGGGCTTGAGCCAATAAACCCTTGACCGTTTGTAAACCTGTATGCAAGACCATTAGGATCAGTAGGATCGTATGTTTGCATCATATCATAAAGTGCAGGTACTCTAAATTCTATATAAGTAGCATATAACTTATCTGCCAATAAAAGAGGATCGGGAGAAAAAACAGGTGTATCACTTCTAAGAAAATCTATAGAAGCCATATTAATAAGTACACCATCACGACGAGTTGCTTGTAATTCAAAAATGATGCCATCATATTGACCTTCAAAATTAAACCCGGCAATAAAGTGGATTCTTACCCTATCATATTCAACATCTACATTAGGTGCAAATGTTTGAAGTAAGTTTACACTGTCGGTTAATTCAGGATCGTAATCATTGTAAGGTACTCCCACATCTGTATTTAAAAATGCGTACTGAGTATCATTAGGTGTTATAGAGGCAGCTGAAATGTCTCTATAGTTTCCCATTGTAGTAGCAACAGCCTCGGTATTAAAAAAATAAATTCCTCCAGTATGACCATCTTCCATTAATTCAATGGGAGTGGTGGCTGTGTTAAAAACAGTAGGGTCTGCTTGGTCGGTGTAAATGTACTCCAACAGCATTTGATTTGATATTTGTATAAACCTAGATGATTCCATATACATTATTTATTTACCCCACTGAAGCCACTTTGGTGAGTAACTCAGTCCAACGCCAAAATAAGGTGAGGGTTTTGTAGCAGCTAACGAAAAACCATAACCTACATTAACACCAAGGCCCCAAGTTTTTCTAGCTTCTTTCCACATTTTTTTATTCTCCACATCATCCAAAATGCTAGCACCCTTTATGCTAGAAAATGTCACACCTGGATAAGGTGTTTCCACATTTATCATAATCTTCCCACTCTCCTTGTCTTTAGTCAAATATGTAGACAGTGAAAGTGATTGGCCAATCTTAAATGATCCCTTTCCTGGTATCAAAGGATTGCCACTTTCCTGGTTAAGAGTATACGGTATTATTCCCGATAAGTTCCTCCAATTACCTTCAGCAAAAAAAGTTGAATCTTTAAAGGTTAGCTCTCCACCTGTACTATCACCTATGGAATTAACATTAACATTTAAAATGCTATCCTTTATGACCGTGACAACTTTCGTTATCGTAATAGGCGGCTTATTTTTTAGGTCCTCATAAACACCAAGTAAGTTAGCATACTTTCCATTAAGTTCCTCAACTGTCAATTCGTAACCTTGTATCTGTCCTATTAGATTGCCCTCTTTGTCCCTGTACATTTTGACAGTGTCTAAAGAAGCCTCATAATTATTAATTGCCCTTTGTCCCTCCTGTTTATTTTTTTCTATCGTTAATTGCAAACTATTTGCTCGATTACAAGTAGAAAATAAAAAGAATAGTAAGACAATGAAAGCTACCGCTACTATAAGTGAACGGTTCTTTGGATCAAATATCCAAGAAAGTATATTCTTTATTATTAGCATCTAACAATGTTCATTAATTTGTTTGGAGTAATTTCTGATGCACCGTATTTTTCAATCAATCCTTCTAGAAAATCTTTTTCCTTTTCTTTAAGATCATCAACTGTATCAAGCAATTTAGTCCTCTTTTCTACTAATTCATTAATAGTCTGTTGCATTAGGTCCATCTGTTCATGAATCCCATCATATTTTTCTACAAATTCTATTAACATCCTCTTATCTTCGTATGTCATAATTAAGATTTTTCTTCTAACTGTTGAAGCCTAGCTTCTAAGTCTTCTATTGTTTTTTGTTGTTCTTGCATAGCCTTAACCAAGTGTGCAGTTAATTCAGGATACTTAATACTCAACCCTTCTTCCTCTTCTTCTTTTACCGCGCCAGGAAACACTTTTTGGACATCTTGAGCAATGAATCCTACCTGAGTTCCATTATGATAAGCTCTCATCTCTTGTACGGTTTCACTATCACCTTCTTCAATAATTCCAGACTTCTTAACTTGTAAATCTTTGTAATCCTCATTCCATTCAAAAGATACTGGATTTAATTGTGTTATTTCATTTAAGCTTCCACTTAGTGAGTTAACATTCTTTTTATACCTTTCGTCTGATATCGATGTCAAAAAAGTCTGCGACCCCACATTGGATCTTTCAAGCCTAAACCAACTCGTTCTACACTTAACCATCACGCGTGATTTGTATGAAGGACCTATTCCACCTGAAATTCCCGGGCAATCACCACCCATCCATATACTCCCATCACCTCTAACATCAAAGAAACTAGTTGTAAGTGGTGCATTAGAGGGTATTGGAGTGAATGGGTTAGCAACTGTAGGTGCTGTTCCTACAATTTTAAGAGGGTGAGTGAATCGGCTATCAAGCCCGTTTGTATAATCTATGTATATACCCCCAGTTAAATCCTGCTGTATCCCAGTTCCATCATCCAACCGTTCTACCCTAAGTGCATATGATTTATCCCCATGGACATGGTCATATTGTTGATCACCTCTAATCAATACCGTTGCAGAAGAAGTTGATGTAAGATTTGTTGTGCCTAAAACAGTTCTTCCAGAAATATAATTTTTCATTACAATATCCGGATCCAAAGTATTATCTTGTACGAATATCCCTTCTTTAGTATTCGATCCGCCACCTGTTAATTGGACGTTTATCCCTTTTTGATATGATCCTCCAGTTATGTCTACAATATGCCCATACGTTCTTCCACTTCCATTACTTTCTATCACTATTTTAGTACCTACAAATTGAGATGAAGATGTGGCTGGGGTTGGTGCGCCTGTAGCGAAACCTAAATCAATATCTAGTCCATACTGATCACCATACACAGCCCATGTTCGCCCTTTGCCATGAAAGCAGTAATCCGTCCCAACGGCATTGAGAAAATTCTGTAACATTTGCACCTGGCACCCAAAATTATCCACTTTCCCATAATGGGATACATTGGCAGCCAAGCCGATTCTTTTTCCTGTAGATAAAGGTACATTGATATTATCAGTAACATATGCATATATGCCATTCTTCGATAGAGGATTATTATCTTGGCTTTCATTATTATATGTAATAAGACTAAATGTGGAGCTACCGGCGGTATATTTTCCATCCATTGAAATACGAAGACCCATCCTATCACTAGTATTATTTGGGATAATATTACCAGTAGCATACCCTTCAGGAAGACAATCACCGATTGCAAATCTTTCTTGTACCCATAAGGAATTACTTTTAGTAATTATTGTTGAATCAGAAGAATCACCTATTGCAACTCTATCATTAACACATAGATTATTATTTAAAGGATTAGTTGGATCAAAGCCTATTCCCACGTTAGGTTGAACTCCAACAGAATCATAAATGTACATTGCTCCATTCCACCTAATATCAAATTCTACATTACCCTCACCAGGTATACCTGTTCCATTACTTCCAGTTTCCACCAGCAATTTACCCTTTGGCGCAAAAATTTCTACATTCTCCTTCTGAGATGAAATGAGAACCCTTTCTTTACCTGTTAAAGATATTGTTCCTCCTGTATTGACTGCGTTAACTACTACATCTTGACCATTAAGTTGAAGAGTGGTTCCAGCAGTCTCTATGATACCTCCTGCAGGAGAATATATGTGAATTGAAGTTGCTGCTGCATTGTAACTTTTCAATGATATTTGTGCTTCTGCCTCTGTATAATTGGAATAGGAGCGGGCATGAATATTGCCCTGAAAAGCCCCAGAGCCTGAATTAGTTTCTTGTGTTCCTACTTTAAAGATTGCACTTTCAGATACAATTTGATTTTGAAGAACAATTTCCGCTTGTGTAGTAATTCCAGCATTAGCTAATATTGTTAACGAGATGTCTGCTTGAGTAGTATAAGCGGATCCCGGTAGTCCAAAGTTATTACCAGTTGTAAGAGAAAAACCACGACTTGCCTGTATACCTATATCTCGGTTTCTAGATTTTAGTCTAACACCTTGAGAATTAGCAGCATTCCCAGTATCCCGGTAGTCTTCAATTACTAATGAATCACCTTCAGCAAGTCCTATTGAAGAAAGTTGACCATAAACATTTGAAAAATCTCCAACCACTCCCATTCCTCCACTAAATTTAATAGCAGAAACAGAAGTATCAGCGGTATGTATCCATAGAGATGAACGTGAACTGTTCATATCTTTTGCTAAATTAGTATCAATCTCATAATTAGATGCGGCACCAACCCAAATTCCATCAGGAACTCCTCCGATTGAGACTGAACGAACTTCTGTAGGAAGAGAAGCTTCTTGGACAGGATAAAGATTTTCTTCTCCTCCAATTACAAGAGCTCCTCCAAATGTACCCCAATCTTCAGATACACCAGGATCACCCTGGTCTCCTTTTAAATTAATTCCAGTCCATATCCAAGTAGTTCCATTATATTCCCAAACATCACCATCACCTGTCTGAAAGGAACTGATAGGACCTTCTAAATACATATCATGTTGGTGAAGGGTTGGAAAGGTTATGCTAGGATCAATTGGTTCCAAGGGTCCATCAAACCATTGTGAGCCTCTAATACCACGACCTCCTATTGGGCCTGGGGGTCCATCTGGGCCTGGGGGTCCAACGGGCCCACCTCCGTTTAATAAGAGCTGGTCAAAGTTAAAATTAATTTTATTAGCAGCTTGTGAAATGGTATCTGCTGCTAGAAGCTCTTTTATCGTTATTGCCATCTTCTTTTTATTTTTTCTCTAAGGTCACACTTAATCCTATCTGCTCAGAATAGCCGGACCTTTTGTTATATATTAGCCTTGTATCAAATGGATTTGTGTTGAGTAATTTTGAACTAAAGTTATCAGTTATAGTTAGCCCGGCAGCAAATTTAGCACTATCATCTAATTCAGCTGTTGTATAATCAGTAGGCTGTTCAGCACGTAAAGCTCTTGTAAAAAGTTCAACTAATTGTAATTTGTAAAGTGGTAAAATGTTAAGTGTAATATATGCTCTCACATCATCATCAATAGTAGTTAAATTTCCAACTCCAAAAAGAGGGTTTACATACCTTGCAAAAACTTCTTTAACTGGTCCAAAGAAATATTCTATGAGTCTCTTTTCTATGAATAAGTATAATTCAATCTTTACATCATCTTCTTTGTGTATAAAATCACCTATAGTATATAAAGGTTGTTTAATTCTAGGAGAGTTTAAAGATACTATGCCTGGGGATATCTCTCCAGGTTCAAATGTTTGAAGAGTTACATTCTGAGGGACTTTTAAATATTTAGAACCAAAGAAGGATTTCTTTTCTTTCATAGAACGGGTTCCAATTATATCTTGAATGACAGCCTTATCAATACTTTTTCTAAAATACCCAGGATCCCAATTTGAAGAAAAGATATAAAAGTCCCGGTAATCTATTCCAACTTCATTGATGAGTGGATAAAGACTTTTAAAAGCACTCTCATTAGATAATTCTAAAATTGTTGAAGGATCTTCGGTATTAACTTTATGGTAAAAGAAATTATCAATTTGACCAAATGCCGGTTCATCACTATAGAATTGTGTATTAGCATATCTAGTCAGATCCAAAACTTTTATTTTATAGGTTTCATCAGGTATGATTGAGCCACCGCCAGTTGAACCTGTCAAATTCCCAGTTACCCCACCGGCATTAAAATTAATGTCTAAATAAGGATCCCTAAAATATAAGAGGTCGTGTGTCAATGGATCATAATTACCTGAATGTCTTGAAAATGGAACTATACGAGGTCTTTTTTGTAATGAAAGATCATAACCTATAATGTCAGTTAGATTAAAAATAGTAGGTTTGTTAGGATCAGGAAGAACACCTACATAGATGGACTTTAGAAAAGTATCCTGCCCTCTGAGTTCTACAATAAAGGTTTGTGCCAAAGTGTCATCATCATTTAAAACCCTAGAACCATCTTCATTTATAGTCTCATAAATTATTGAAGGATCACCATTACTAACTTTATCTAAAACCTCTGCAAACGAAATGCTAGTCATCCTTGTTGAAAAAGCCCCGTATCCTCCGCCTATTATTGTATAAATAGCTTCCCTTTGTTCTGCTGGTGTTGGGTTAAAAGCCGGAGGCCACATAGGCCCACTTGGCCCACTTAACCCATTTAAATCACAATGTAATTCAGTATCAGAAATAACTTTAAAAATACCGGAAATACTATATATTCCAGCATCTGGTCCCGTGAGTATTTCCCACTCTATATCATTATAGTTTCCATTAGCTCCTACAGTAACATCCGTTAAAAATTGTGTGGGAACTCCATTTGAGTCTGGGGTTCCTATAATCTTTAAATAAGTGCCTTCATTAGAACTCCAAGATAGTGAGATTGCTCCCTGCATCGGATTATTTTCAAATGCATCTGGAATAACTTCGGTACCTGATGTTTGATACCTGTTGTTTAAAGAATACAGTAAAGTCCTATCTATACTTTGTCTATTACCATCTACATAATCCCAATCAATAGCCACAAAAATTACCATCGTTAAAGTTTTCCACTTATCATTCTTAATGAACTTTATTTCCACATTAGGTTTATCCGGAACATTAGGAACTAAGATAGCCGAAAATTTATAGTCATTAAAACTTCCATTTCTTACATAGTTTAAAGTTCGTGCATTAAAATTAGGAATAACTGAAGGATCAGCTTTTGGCTTAGCAATAATTTTTACCCCTCTTAAAAAAGTCTGTGCAAAGTTTTCTTCATCTCCACCTGAAAATGTACCCCACCTTAACTGTCTATTAATAAGAACTATTTCGTTATTGTGATCAAACTTATCTACAATAAAATATTCCATAAAACCATCAGATGTAACCTTTTGGAATGTACCTGGAATATAAGGTGTGCCTGCTAGAATATCTTCTTCAACTTCATCTACTGGAGCTGTATTAAAATAACTCCATGATTCTTCTATAGCTTCTCTTGTAAAATATTCAGGAACTTCACAAAGATAATACCATTCATGACTAAACCCTAAGGGTACTTGTCCTATATCAAACTGAGATGAGCTGAAATTAGAAGGGCCAAATGCTTCGGATACATCTAACCTATAGGGATGGTTCCTAACATCTTTACCTTCTTGGTAATAGCTCCATTTATTAATATAAGGTGTGATGCGAGAAGAGACTGCTTGTGTCTTAAGATAATTTTCTTCTAACCTTTCATATTCCGAACTTATGAAAGTATCAAAATCTATATTAGGATCTGCTTCTCTTAACAGTCCCATGAGATTAGCAAATCCGCCATCATCATAAAAATCAATAATATCAGGATCACTACCAACACCAATATGTTCTTGTATAGAAGCAGTCCCAGGGCTTAAAATATTATATTCATCATACTCAAATTGTAATTCTCCCTCTTGGCTGTATAGATCACTGTAAAAGTCAAAGTCAAAATCTTTAATAGGAAAAAACGAAAATCTACCAAAAGAAGGTTTGTAATCTACATAGAGGGCGGCTTGACTTGTACTTGTAAGATAAATTTGATCAATTGATAATTGAATCATCATATACTTATCAATATCAGTATACCCAATAATGTTATTTCCAGTAGGATCATAAATAGGTTCTAGGAGGTAAGGCGTATAACTTAAAATATCGGCATACCCTCCATTTGTTTTAACAAATCTATTAGGGCTAAATCTTTCTTCATCTCCAAATTTTACTCGGAGTTGTGCATTCTTAATATCATTACCTCCTATGAAATTTGCAAATTGTTGTGTTGATGGATAGGATATTATATTTACTTGATCCAAATAAGCAGTATCTAATTCAAACCTTAATTGATTAAAACGAGAACCCCCATATCGACTTCTTACATATGTTATATCATCATTATATGAAGCATCAAAATATCGCTCTCCTTCAGGGATCCCTCCGTTTATTGCTCCTGCCATTGCTTTAGCTACCTCTTGGAGGGTACCATTAGGATTAAAGAATTGTTCATAAGATGTTCCTGGTCCATTGGTAAGTGTTATGTTTGCTGCTATCTCATCAATGAATTTATTCCCATCATAAAATCTGATACGATATCCTACAACAGGATTGTTTAAAAATTGAAAGCTTGCCATTGCTTGTCCCTTATCTTCTTCAATGGAAGATGTGGCAAAAGCTGTCGGTTGTTTAAACCCAGTTAAAAGAGATATGTCTATCTTTTTATCAAAAAGTCTAATCTGATCCTTGCCCCAAATAGAACCTTTTTTAATAGTATGAAAACTATCTTCCTTATCTTTAACATAAAATATAGATTCTACCTCTTCCACTCTTTGTGATGTAGGAAGTCCTGTAACAGTTGATATGGTATCTTTGTCTAGGTATAGAAGTATTCCTAATGGGTTTTCTATTTCAAAGGGTGTATTTAAAGTTTCTGAAACTTCTTCTATTGTTTTTATCTTAGGTATCTGTGTTTTTTCAGTTCCCATATAAAAACCTGTTCCAGATAAATCAAAATCACCTTCATCTATAGAATTAACATATAACCCAAAGTATCTATTATAGGAATAGTCAGGAGCATTATCATCTGTAAATAAAAATTGCATATTAAGTAAATTAGCAGCAATGACCCCTGTTCGTTGAAACCCTTGGGTAATAAAATATTCATCTTGAATAATTGTCCCATCCTGAGCAACCAAACCCTCATATGCATATTCCCCCTTAGTTACAAAGCCTCCTTTATCATAAGAAATTCCACTCCACTGAAAAGGTTCATCTTTACGCCAACTAGTGGTAAGAGGGGCATCCGGGAAATCGATATTAGATTTGTAATTGCGGATGTAAGAACCGATATTACTTTTTTCAGTAAGATCAAAGGTTTTAATAGCAGTACAATTTTCTAAAACTTTTTTGGTAAATTCTATAGATGTCTGAGCTACATCTTCCCCATCTAAAGAATTTGTAGCATTAACATTATTTACAGCAACAGGTTCTTCTAACCTAAATATAACAAAATAATTGGGAATTTGATTATTTAACCAGAGTGGTGCTAAAAATCCCAAATCTTCTGTATAGGATTCTGATGCTATAGAAACAGCACCTGCATCATAAAACATTTCATACTGATCTCCGTATTGAGAAAGAACTGCTGTGTCCTCAAATTGTTGAAAGGCTTCGTATGCTATATCCTTTGGGACCTTTCCTCCTTGGAAAAATCTATGAATATCCTTTTCATATGAAGAATCAGGACTTATTTTAAATGCTTTAAATGCAGCAGAAGATAATGTTGTATTAGCACTAAATGATTCCAAATAAATGCTGTCACTACTATCTACTACTAACTTTACATTTGTACTAAGTTTAGGGTTTGTTCTAATTAAACCGTATGATGCTTCGTCAAGTATTTTCTCGACCATTTAACTTGTCACTTTTTTTATTTATTCACCAACCTAATGTTACCTTTTACCCTCAAGTAGAGCGGCGATCAGTAAGTGCATCTTGGTTGACTTTAGTCTCAGTGACAGATGGAGCAAGAGAGGATACAATTTTTTCTAAATTAGAAAGGCTCTTAGAAATTGTAGCTGCTGGGAATGTTTCAATATTAAGTCTATCTGATTTGTAGGTTGCAAATATTTCTACATCAAACTGAAACACCTCATTTATTGAAGTATATAGGTCAAAACCAATTCTTTTAGCATAAGTCACATTAACTGTGGCTCCTGTATTATCTCCAGCAATACTGCCACGTCCTCCGCCGCTGGACCCGGATCCAGAACCAAAATAATCGGTCATTCGGTATTGAAAGGTAAGTGGGATATTTAAAGATTGAGTATTTCCAAACACTATATCTTTTGTAGATAAACTTGAATCCCCTGTTACTTGGATGAGTGTATGATCTTCAGGAGCAATAAAAAGATAAGCCCCACAGCTTTTTTGTCCTAAAAGATATTGATCAAGTGGAGAAAAGCTATTTTTAATATTCCTAGAATAAGAATCCCCACCTGCTATACTCTGTAGATTAGCAACATTTAATGTTGGGCTAGCCTCAAAATTTTGTGGTCCTCCACCTGGGGTAATTAATGAAGCAGGATAAGGTGAAACACCAGCAGGTGGAAATTGAGCCACATTTTCATTAAGATAGATATTCTGTGTCTTACCTTTTGTCTCATCAGACTTTAAGGGTGCAAATTTAGATTGTCTAAATAAAACTTGATCTGGCGATGAAGCAGCAGCAATAGGATGACTTGCAGTAAAATCGAAAGGAGGCCCAAGAGCTGTTATATCAGTTATTGTTTGAATATCTCCTAGGGGCGCACCTTCTACAGTAGTTAGAGTTTCATATGCCTTTGCAAAAGCAAGCATATTTTTAACATAAGGATGTTCTATATGAACTTCTAATGTATCACTATTCCAACCAACTTGTGTTGCTGTATCGGGAGTATTAATATCAACAAAACCACCACCCCAAATAAATTCTCCTCCTGTAGCTATACCTGTGGCTATACCTCTTCCATAATAATTTTCAGCATTATCTAAGTTAATTACAAAATCACCATCAGGATTAACATAATTGTAAAAAACTTCTTCAGAAGCAACATCCTTCAATCTACAAAATATGTACTGCCCTTTATTCTGAGCAGATTGGTAAGGTGCAATAGAAACATCTTGACCAAATTTATCCGCAGCTGTAACAGATGGGTTAGCTAAAAGAATAGGTGTTAAATCATATTTACGAAGTGTATTGTAATCACTGTCATCTGCTGTATATGTAGCTATACCATCACTTTGGTTAATTGCACTGTCATCTAACCAAGGATATGTTGCTGGTAAAATAACAGCTCCTGTATTATTTAAGAAGGTTGATGGTCCTGGAGCAGGATTTTCAGATTGTTTGGTCATTCTTGTTCTATTCCCAGTAACCCGAGAAATTAATTGAAGAACAGTCTGTTCTGCATTAGCTAAATTAATATAATAAGTCTTACTTACTATGGCTCCCCTTGGATCATCCAAATCAGCCACCTCATTTAAATAAAAACCTGCAAAGAATTTAGTCAAAGTATTTTTTTGTAAAGGCAAAGAATTACCTTGGTCATCTACTAGTGTAACTTCTAACAACCCAGCTGCCCTCTTAAGAATTTCCTCAAATTCCAATAATTGATTAGACATGTCCACTAATTTAGAAAATAAGTCAATAGGTGTTTGGTTTTCTGATAAAAATCCAGATGCTATTGTAGGAGCAGTGTGTGCGAAATATTTTTCATTAGCAACAAATGAAGAACTTAAGTGTTCTTGTATTCCCATTTCATTAAGATCTTCTTCTAATGATATCTTAGCTAAATCTTGTTGATTTTCTTGTAAGATAGTTTCAACAGCACTATCAGAACTTAAGTTTGCTGGAAATTCTATTCTTGTAGCTAATGACCAATTACTCATTAAAGGATTTGAAGGCCAACCTGCTTCAGAAACAGATTTGACCTGTACTTCTACAATTTCTCCCTTCCTAACAGGAATGTCTAATTGGTTCATATTTACAGCTTCTGCATTATCATCATTAACAGGTTCCCAGTAATATAAACCTGTAACAGAATCCTTTTCCCTAGGTCGTATGGCTGTTTCTACTTGAACCCAGTTAGAAAATGCACCTTGGCTTGTACCTACACCATCTTGAAAAGTAAACTCATCTACTGGATTTGCTGCTCCGTCTGCTGAAAGATATCGATATCTTATTACAAATTTGATAATATCTTGTTCTCCTGTTTCTGGGCTTACTTTAGGGGCAGGAACTTTCCAAAAACCTCTGGCTCTATATTTTGGTAAAATGCTTTCTACTGAATTATCATCAGCCTTTGCAGCTATCTCTTTAACAACCGAAGAATATAATTCAGATGTAGAACTCCTCTCTGTAACTAACCCTTGTAATTCATTCTTATCTGCATCTCTTTCAACTTCTGTTGCATAATTAGTAGTTTGTATCTTGGTTCGTTTTTGTACTATAGCTGTATCTAACTGTTTAATCTCAGCCTCTAAAGTATTCTTTTGATCATTAAGTTGTTGTAATTGTACAACTGCATCTGCATTAGTAACTTGTCCATTAATTAATACAACCCTAAAATCATTAGCTTCTAAAATAGGTGCATTAGGTTTAATACCTTGTTTAGTAGTAGGCATCTTATCTTGTGCAAAAGATAATAAGAACCGTCCAAAGTCTACAGCCTGTTGTTGATAAAAAGTAGCCAAAGTCTCTTTAGTTCCAGCATTATCTATGGTTGTTAATTCACTCGTATAGAATCCTGAACCTGGAGACCAATTAACCGAAGGAATTTTTGAATTAGGATCTATAGGTTTAATAAAAGTAACACAACGTTCGCCAAAACCTATACTTACTTCTAATTCAACAGTATTATTAGCACTTGATGCAATTTTAAGTACATCCGCTCCAATAGTTACTGGTTGAGAACCTTCAATTAAGTTTAAGATAACTGAACTAGTACTTGCATCAATTTGAATAATTTGATATCGTGTATCTATAGGATCTGAAATAACCTCTAAAGAATCTCCAACCTTAAGACCTATGCCATCAGGAAATGCTGCTTCTACATCAGAATAAGTAGTCTTATTAAGTTTATATAATTTCTTTGTTGTAGTAATAGAAACTCCATTTATCTCTTGAGTCACTTCCTCATCGGCTATACGGAGTACACTAAAAGTTCCACTGTATTGTAAATTTCTAGGTGGAAGATCAACAACAGCCTCATCTAAAACATAAGCTATATTATTATTAACAAGGTCTAATAAATATTCATCATAAACAATATCGGACTTTGTATTAAAATTATTGTTGAAATAATTTATTTTACTCTGTGTATTGCAATCTAATATGTAACGACTTACTATAGCTCGTTCTGTGTCTATAGGAACTTGACCTGTAAGATCAAATGTTACATATAATAAAGGGTTGATTAACCCTTCAAAGAACCAATTGGATTTTGTATCAAATGTATTAATAGTATTAAGTCCTGTGAGGTCCGGAGCTTCTACAGGCAATTGTGCTAAGACTAATTTTCTAAAAGTTCCATCAGCTAATCTTATGGAACTGTCTCCGCCACCAACATTAGTGATAGTTTGGATATTACTGTCTAACCTATCAACAGAATTTTTAAGGTACCCAAAACTTGGTATAGTGACCCTAGAAATTGTATTGTCATTATTTTGTATATTGACAGTTACTGAATCTCTACTGGACGTTATGGCTTGGTTAACCTTTTCAAAACTTTCTATGGAATTATTGAACATCCTTAAAAATTCAGGTAGAATTGTTTGTATTGAATTTTGTTCTGCCATGCAGCTAAGTTCTTTATTTATTTATTTTAGTACATCATAGACGAAACTAAGTGTAGCACCATCAGTACATATTATTTCAATTATTGGGGTAGAACTTAAAAGTTCTGAATTATCTATGTCCGCCATTAGGATTCCATAAGAACCCGAATTAAGTCTACTTAATGAATCAGTGTATAACTTAATTTTTTGAGATCCTATATCTAATGTAGTATCAAAAACTAATCTGAGTGTCTGACCAGTTTTAAATGGTATTGCAGAATCATCTACCTTAAATATGAGATCGCCACCAGCCTGATTAACAGTATTCATCCTACACATATTAGTATAATATTGTAAAGGGAAGTATACAGTAGGTATAGCCACATTAATATTAAGTGGGGCAGTAGAATCAATTACAACACCATTCTCATCAACAGGAGTATCAAAGGCATATTCTTGAGTACCTAAGGAAAGTGTAATCAGATTAGGAACACTCTTGTCTACAATAATACCAGAACCCGCTCGTACAACATCAGTATTATATTGAAGTTGTAGTGATGTCTTCCCGTTTGCTATATTTATTATTTCATCTGAATTTTTGGCTATAAGATCAAGTAGTGTAGTATCACTTGCAAATGCCAAAGAGGCATTATCTATTTGCCCTTGCATATTAGTTACTTGATCTTGTAAAAATTCAACTGAACTTACAGAAGAAATAACATTTTCTAAGGATTGAACTTTAAGATCGAGTTCAGAGATTTCTAATTGTTGTCTTTGGAATATTTTAGCCGATTCTTGTAGTTGCGCAGTTGCATCACTAAAGAGGCCCATCGAAAACGTATTGTAGTCGTTAACAATGGTATCGATCCCAGTAGATCCAGGAGAAGCATCGAATCTTAAATTAATTTTAAAACCAAAAGAATTACCGTTTTGTCCAGTTACTTTGTTAGGTTTATATTTTGGGTACCTCTGTATATATCCCCCATCTGTGGTCGGAGTTATATTATCTAAAAGAAGAATTCCATAAAGATTAGTAACTGTGTTTTCTGAATTATTTACATCGACCAAATCATAATAAACTAAGACGACATTAAATTCAAAATTACCAGATAAGTCTGACCCATTAAATTGAGGTATAGTAGATAAGGTATTATTATTTGTTATCTGTTCATAATCGTTAGGATTCCAATCTAATGTTATACCTCCTAAATTATTTCTTCGATAAGCCACTCCTGCAAAACCAGCAGGACTTCCATAATCGGCTGGATATTTTCTTATGTCTACATTACTAGAATCAATAAATGTAGTAGGTTCGGTAAAATAAGCGTCATTAGTTGTGGTAGGTTGAGGTTGATCCATCCAGTTAGCATTAGGATCAGTATAAGTTATAGGATTATCTACATCATAAAAAGCTAATATCGAAAGTGCTTGTGGGTGCACAGTTGCAGCATTTCTACCTTCTATGAATTCATTTTCTCCTTGTATAGCTAAACTAGGTTGATAGTTTGCATCTTGGACAGCATCAAATAAAATCGTGGGAGTGTTACCTACTTCAGTAGGAACATTAATGTAAACCTCAGTATAAGCCTCTCCAGCTTTTTCAACATTATTTACCATGTCAATATCTCCAAGATATCTTACAACCCTTTCATAGTGTACGGTTCCTGTACAACTTGCATCTTCCTCAACAAAAAGAGGTCGTGTTACACTAGGTGCTTCTTCAATATCAGTAGCACCCCTAAACCTCATTGCCCCGGTTTCTTTAAGCCACTTAAAGAATATTCTTTCTGCTGGGCTTTGTTTTACATCTGGGTCATAATCTGCATCACTAAGAATTAACTCTTCTAAATTAAGAGCATAATTTTGTAAACTTTCTGTCCAGTTAACATTAGGATCTGCCTTAAGTCCTCCATTCCAAATCATCCCATCAATTGTATCAAATTGCATAAAATTATCAAATGTACCGAAGTCGGTAAATGATAACTTATTAAAATCGGGAATATTTAGCAAGGCAAATTTTGAAAAGACCAATCTAGTGTTCTCATTGTTAAGAGTTTTAGAAAGGTCTCTAGCTGCTGACGAGAACGTATAAAATGTCCCGCCGTCTGCTTGCGGTGTTCTTATTAAAGGCGTGGTTGCCATCTACATGCTATTTTTTAGGATATGGTATACCCGGTTCCTCCAATTATGTACCAATCACCATTTCCAGTTCCATCATCAACACTAAGTAGATGTACAGTCTGCCCTTGGTCATTCATAGATATTATGGTACCTCCGCCAGGAAGTACAAAATTTAGCCCAGGGCTCACAATATCAACTTCTCCACCAGCAGTACCTGAATAGACAAAGAATATTTCCTGTCCTATTTTACCATCCCATAATTGTACAGTGAGTGGGGCACTATCGGAATTAGCAACTCTTTCTACTGTGTAAGGGGGTAATGCAGTACTTGTACCTACATTTACCACCATTGCAGAACCTGCAAAAATATCATCTAATGTTTGAGGGTCCACATTATTTCTAGTGAGTCCGCCTCCGTTCAGATTAATATCACCTCCTTGAACATTTACATTTGCAATAACATCAAATGTACTAGCATTAATATCTAGCCTAACCGTTGAAAGACCGACCCTAAGTGCATCTGTTTGTAAATTATTCAAATTAGTGATGGTTCCTGCTGATGGAGAAAAATAAACCTCCATTGCATTAATTTCGCTAGCCAAGATATTAAAATTATCATTGATGACTATACGTGATCCAGATAGTGAATCAGTACCGAGAATTTCTGTTACGCTTATTGCCATTACTTTCTTATTTTATTATTAAGATATTCTTCTCTTTGGTATATTTATTACCATTAGTATCTTCGAGTTCTAAACCTATCCTATACTTACCCGTATCTTTAAATAAGTAAGTAAGGTATTTACTCTCAAAATATATATTAGAGTCATTAGGATCAGTAGTATTCGTTATCGTCCACTTAGGATTGCCTTTTCCTGATATTTTACAATTATCATACACAAACATTATCCATGACATTCGATGTAGTGTCTTTTGATCTATAATAAACTTAGCTGTGTTCCATGTAGGATTACTTGCTGTACTTTGTCCTGTCCTATAAATTATGCTATCACATCCAGTATGAATGATACCTGTAGGTACATCTGCACAAATACGTTGTCCTACATTATTAACAATGTCCACATCTTTAAAATCTCCATATTTGCCGTAATACCTTGCAACGGCTTGTACAAAAATTTGTTGATTTGTAGCATCTAAAACTAAATTGTAAATATATTTATGAATGATAGGATCGATACTTAAATTAAGTTGGTCAACAGCCATTCGGAGAGTATCAGTAGATCCATCAAAATAATGCTCTCCTATATTACCATGCATATCTGTTATGTCTAAATAAGAATTAGGAACCACTTCTGCAAATTGAAAGAATGCTGGGGTATCTCCGGTTGTTGATGTCATATCCCACCATAAGTGGCAAGTATCATCCCAATCTCCTTTATCTAAATTATTCCAGAAATAAGGTCCTCTCCAACTTACATTACCATTATCTTGCCAGTTTAGGATGGTAAAATCTGGGTTAACTCCTAAACCAAAATTATTAAGGATTGCATTAACCCGATCTAAAGATTCATATAAACTAGCCTCCTCTTCATCCCAAGTAGTTTTAGGTGGAATTGGAAGGTCCCAATATGCTCCATAAGGTTGCCATGAATATTCACCTTCACTATTCCAAGTGTACTCACACTTTCTTGATTGATACCATCCCAAGAAATCACATTCCCTACCTTCTATGCAAATTTCAGATAATTTGACTTTGCTTGAGATGTTATTGTATAAATCATAAAGCCTCATCTCTACAGAATAATTCCCTATCCAAGGTAAGATGAGTGGAAGCTTTTCATAATCCTTTAGTGGACCTCTAACGTTAAAATAATATTCTGGTGTTTCATCAGCATCTTTGTAAACGGTCCATTCTATCTCATTAAAATTACCCCTTAGGATGCTATCCCAGGTGAATAAAAGTGACCCAGGTATCTCTTCTCTTCTAAATTCTGCATTACTTAAAGGGGACCCTTTTACTAAAGTAGATTTCAAAAGATTAGAAGTGGTACCCCAAATTCTAACAACAGGACCAGTAGTTGTATTAACACTTGTGATATCATAAAATATCCAAGGTATAATAAAAGATGTCCTTAATGCTTGAAGTTGAACAAATAATGCATTTCTTACAGATGTGGCTGTATCTCCACCTATTGCAGTATATGAGACACCTGTACCTGTATCAGGATCCGTTATTGAAAAGGTATCTCCAAGTGAAGGATCTACAGGTTCAAAATCAAAGTTGTAAAAAACTCCGTTGTCTAATTGAAACCAAGTAGAATCAACATCATCCCAAGTTAAGTTTCCAAAACTGGTATTTTCCAATACTATAGGAGCTCCTACAGGGATGTCTGGTTTATCCGGGAGTCTGTGTGAACTCTCTCCATCCACCCAATCTAAAGTATTAATGTTAGGAGCATATCTACTAAAATAAGCAAGATACATATTGGCTAATTCTCCAATCGTATAATCTTCACCATCTGCAGGTGCTCCTAAAACTCCATAAGGATCTGGACCTATAGGAGGTAATGGGACACCATCACTAGTAGAACAACCGATAACACAAGAACCAACAATACCAGTTCCTACTATACAACAGTCAGCATAAGGACCTAGAACTAAATTTTGAGGATAAGGGCAAAAGCCTGTACTGCCAGGATAGAGTAAACAGCCTATATCACGCAAATCTTGTATTAAATTACACCCTTCTGGAGTATACTTAAAATCAGCATCAATACCAGCCGTTACAGAATTAGCATCATTCCTACTTATGGAATTGGTAACTTCCTGTAACCCAAAATAATCAGCTTCTCCTATGATATCTTTAATATGAGCATTAAGAGGTAAATACTCGTTTTCTAATTTTCTCTTAAGTCCATATAGTTTTATTAAAACTTCTTGTAAAGAAAATTCAAATACCTCCTCTGTGATAGGGAGATCGTCCATATCAAAAGTATCAGGCTTTATCTTATTAATTTGATAAATGAGGCTAAAGAGACTTGTCTTCCTATACTTTTTATTAGGAAGAGTGATAGACATATCATCATAGTTAACTGTAGGGCTAAATGCCTGAATTTCATTACTCTGTATGTACATCCCAAACATAGGAGAAGCCTTATCTACATTTTTCCAATATTCTTTTATTGTTAAGTTATCATATCCAAAGAATTTAATAACATTAACGAGACCCTTATATGACCCTAAGAAGGTATAAATGTTCTGGGCTTCTAACATCATTTCCTTTCTCTTAAGATTGACTTCTTGCCAATCAGGCAAAATTTCATTGATGTCAGTATCTCTAAAAATTGTTGAATCATTAGCCAAAACCTGATATCCAAAATTTTGACACATAACTCTCAACCTTTCATCTTCTTCGACAGTCTCACCGTAAACTGTAAATTCTGCTACTAATTTACCGGTACTCTCATCTCTAATGTAAAGGGTCCTCTTGTAAGTATTTTCATGTGGTGATGAAATAGCAAAACTTACCGAAAGAACCTCTGATGTAATAACTGATGTTTCTAGGTAACCTTGAGTATTGTAAAATTGATTAGGGTCATAATCCAAATTTACTTTAATCTCATCATAGATTTGTATTGTGGGTTTTGGCGGCTCTTCACAAGGTTCAGCAAAATCAGCAGTGAATTGGAATAGAAATATTTCTGTGGGTGTGGTATCTTTCCATTCTAATAACCAACCGCCTTCTCCTGGTTCACCCGTACCACCTGTAGATGCAGGGCCACCACCTGAAGGTTCAATATCATGAGGAAAACCAAATACCTTTGTACCTGTATTGGTATCAATGAATTCTTCAAGAATAAAAATTTGCCCAACTTCAAAAAGTCCGGTAGATACTAAGGGCAGATATATGTCACCAACCCACTTATCATTAGTTTCATCATAATCAAAGTTGTAATACTTACCGTGCTTATCAAAAAAGTGTAAATGTTGCCAGAGGTTCACTAAGTTTAATTTATTTTTTGATAGTATTTAGGTACTGCGTAATTATAGTATATCCTCAAGAATTTGACAGTGTTAATATACTTAACCATTATAGGTTGGACATACCTTATCAAAAAGGTAGCTAAATTAGGATTCCTGAACATATTTTTAGACATTGTCCTTTCAAAAAGCTTTTCTCCATAATCAAAACCTTCATTTTTTAAGTCCCACCAATATACCGTTGAAAATTGATATAGGCTTGGAAAACCTACTCTTCTATTCTGTCCTTCATCTACCATTAATTATTCTTATTTGTTTGACCGCTTATAGCCTTAAGTGTTGGGCTCCCTTCTAATCTTCCGGTATTTTGCCCAGCTGAATTTTTACCATCTGCTATAGTAGTACCTCTATTTCTCTTAAGATCATTAAAGTTCTTCTGTTGCGTTTTGGAATAAAGATCGTTTGGAATAGGAACTTTAAAGAACACATTAAGTGAACCTAATTTCTTTTCATTAGGATAAGGCTCATAATAATTATTATTCCTATCTTCCCAGCCTCCTCTAATAATGGCCAATTCTTCTGGTTCTATCTTTACATCTCCAAAATCATCTAATCCTAATAAGGGATCCTGTCCAGGTATTAAGACTATCTTTTTATTTTCTATCAAAACTTGTTGATCTGTTGCTGGGTCAGTTCCATAGACAGGTACAAAATAATAACCATCTCTTATAGCAGCTTCATTTTGTTCAGATATGAAAAAGACATTAACTGAATCCACACCTTCTACATTTTCAATAATAGAAATAATATCTGATCTTGGTATTCTATCTCTTCTATTAACATTTAAAAAATAATCATTCAATTGCTTTTCTATCTCATCATTCATGGTACCCTTATCAAAATTTTCAAAGTATCTTAAAACAATATTTAGAGCATATTTTTGAATTATGGGATCTTTTATCCTTACTTCGGCAGTAACCACTTGTCTACCACTTTGATTAAGAATTTCCAAGACCATCTCTTTTTCTTCAGAATCTAAACTAAACTCTTCTTCAGGAATAGTAAAATAGGTCTTGTCACTTGTAAGTTTCTTTTTAATATCAGGTATAAGGAATAAGTATATAATATTATCATCATCCAAATATTGATCATCTTTAGTATTATATGCATTAATGAAAGAAAAGAAATCATACTTACTGAGATAATAAATGTAATTATTAGGATTAGCCAAAACAAAGGACCGTGATGCATAAGGTGCAATTAATCTGGTAAAATCAGGATCTTCAGTGTTTCCCCCAAATGCTGGAGACCTAAGTACTTGTATTGAAAGAACAGGGTTTAAGTCTACACCAGCACCAAGATAATCAGTCCCTTCATCAATAAATTTAAAAAGCATTCCCTTTCCACCAATATTTCCTGATGCACCATTTGTTTTAAGATATTCTACACTAATCACGGATCCTAATGGAGGTGCATAACCAAACTGTGTATTCCCAAAGAAAATATCTAATCCTCCAGCCATCCCGGTTTTAAACATACATTTTTTCTCATTGTAATTCATATCATACAAAGATTCCACATTATCAAATAATTCTCCATTCACTTTAACCTTAACATAAAATTGATCAGTAGCATTTTCTGTTGTTAAAGAAAAACTTTGTAATGGACTTCCGGTACCTGCAAATTTCTGTTCTTCTATTTCACCTTGAATTATTTCTACATTAACCCACTCTCTACTAGTTTTTTGTAACCTAAAGGAAGATGAATCAGCCTTAATAAAATATTGAAGTCCGTTATTTTCTAATTGAAATCGTGTATTATTTTGTATATCTACAAAATCACCTTCTACTAAATTGGCTGCATCTGAGTTTAATCGCAACTTTATCATCCCTTTAGCTGAAATGCCACGTGTTGGGTTATGACCTGTTAGTCTAGAAAGCCCATAAATAGATTCAATGTTTCTAGCCCTTGCTATGTTTAATTCTGTTGAGGCAGCTTCAATGTAAAAGAATATCATCTCCCCCATATTAGAAACGACAGTCAGAACTTGACCAAATGGTGAAGCTGGTGTAAAAACACTTTTTGCCTGATCATAAGTCTTTTGTAAATATAAAAAGGCATCCTCAAATAATTCGGTTGCTTTAATTCGTGTGTTACTATAAAATGACATTCACTCGGTTTATTTTTTAATAAAGGACTCCTACTACCCTTCTATCATTTACAAATATATCAATATAACATCCATTCCTTGTCGGGGTTTGGAAATATTGTACTTGTACGTCTACAGCAAATCCATCACCACCTGTTAAACAATATTCTACTATTTGATTTCCTACTGTATCTCTAATCATATCTTCATTACTTGTAAGAGAGAAGATTAAGTCATCTAAGTTAGCACCAAAATTAGGGGCACCCAAAACTTCTGTTTTTCGTGTAAAAAGAATTTGATCAATCTTAATGATAAGATCATCTAAGGCATCATCTACTTCTAAGCGTGAAGCTTGGTAGTTAGGTGCATCTATGTCACGACTATAAAAATCTCGAATTGCTGGCATTAATCCTATATTTTATTATATATTCTAGAAACATGAGGAACTGATATTATCCAGTAAAGAAATAATCAACACCCTCATCTCCTTTGATTTCTTCGACCACAGCCGCTAATTCTTCAGTACCTTCATTCATCACTAAATCATAATTAATAGTAATGTTTCCTGGTAGATTAAAATTAAATGTACCTAAAATTCTGGAAAGTTGTATTTTAGCTTTTGCTATACAATATCGGATAAATGCTTCATCTTCATAAAGATCACAATCAGGGATGGTAGTGAAAACTTGAAAAATAACAGAATTATCAGGTAATTGACCAGTAAATCTAAATTTACGTGTAAGTCTATTGTAAGTATATCCGATTTGAGCCTGTAGAACTTGTCTACTAACATCAAGGAATTTAGAATTAATAACATAATACATTAAGTTCTCACTTCCTATGCCCGCACCATAAACATCACTATAAATAAATTTGTCTATTGAAAAGTCTGCATCTCCATACGAAAAACTATTAGAACCAAACCCACCATCTTCTCCAGAAAAACCTCCTATTTCATAAACAGCATTAACAGCATAAACTCTTTTGGGCATCATCACTATTCCTCTAGAATTATCTACATTTTTTTTATTTAGAGGGTCTTCTTCCGTGTCTAATCCATGTCTAAAAGATTGTTTCTTAAAAGTAGATCCTGGTAAAGCCAAATACATTTCTTCTACACTGTATTCATATATTTTGTAAAAATATTTTCGTGCTCTATCAATTATTCGTGCAAGTTCCTTTTTAGGGACTGTGAAAGGTATTTGGCATGCTACTGTCAATTCATCATTAATTTCTTGAATTAATTGTTCAAGGCATTTTTGATCTCCCGGATCACAATTAGTTACTGCCATGTCTTATTTTATTTTTTCAAATTCAATCACATCGGTATCAGAAGAAAGGCGAGCGTGATTAGTTATTTTTCCCTTTCTAAATATTCCGCCTTCCATCTCTCCGCTAAAAACACCATTTATTCCAGATACAAAGCAATTTTCTGCTGTTACACTTCTATTTACATAGCTATCTTCTATCTTAGATCTTTTTATGACAGAGGAACCAAATATATTGCATTCCTTTAGAGAGGAATCATTAAGGTCAGAATTAAAAACATCACATTTAGCAACATTTCCTCTTATCTTGCAATCAACCACATCAACATCTCTGAGTTCAAAGCATTGAGGAAGATCAGCATCTTTTAATTGTAACTTCCCAATATCACTATCATAATTTATCCACCCTTCCTTTAAACCGGCCTTAGTGATTATATCAAATATTTTTTCTCTCATTTTAGGATAAAACATTTCTACAATTTGCTGTGATGAGTTAAGGTCTACCATTAACTTAATATCTGGAAAATTATCCTTAAACTTTAAATAAGATTTATATCCCTGTATAACTCCTTTGTGCTTTTCTAAAATTGCATCAAGTGTTTTAATATCCTTTTCTGTATACTTAGGACTGGTAAGTGATTCATAAAGAGATAGAATAAAATGTTCGGTTAGGTGTAAAATTTTGTAATACTTTTCTTCATAATCCTTTCCACCAAGATATCTAAATTCAATATAACCTTTAGGGACCTTTCCAAAATTAACGCCGTAATATTTTTCACTTACGAACATATAATTTTTAGAAAGTGTCTTTTCTGGGGATTGTTGATGGAAATTACTTAGAGGAACAATGAACTTAATAGACTTAGCATAAACAGAATTTTTCCTATGTGGAAAATGTTCAAATACCTCATCTTCATTAAAGTTTAAAACGAACTTCCCAATATCTAATTTAGAAATATTACTTTCAGGCCCTAATTTTTTTCCATCAAAAGAAATACTAACATGAATAGAACACTTATCATTTGTTGAAGCATGTTCTTTTATCCACTTTAAAGTTTTAGCTAATGTTAATTTAGCTTCGGTAAAAGGAAGGGGACCAGTGACAAGTTCGACCATACCACCTCCGCCAGAATTATCTGGTTCTAATTTAAAAGTCTTATCGGTTGGAATAAAATCACTATGGGCTTTTTCTTCAATTCGAATCTTTTTTTCTAAAGTTCTAGAGAGAGTATCTTTAATATCCTCTACATCATTTTTAGAAAAGAATTCAAATTCAAAACCTAGCTTGGAAAAATGGATAGCATTGAGCTGCTCGTTAGAATACATATATAACCTGAATTTTTTTATATATTTCAATTCAAGTACGGCTCAATTACACTAAAGCCATAGATACTTTTTTCTCAACGGCATTTACACCTTTGATACGAACTTTGATTATTTGTCCTTTGGAAATTTCTACACCTTTTAGTTGAGTTTTGTGTATTAGTCCGCTTATTCCCTTCTCTAATTGAACAAAGGCACCATAATTAGTTATCTTTGTAATTTTACCTTCAACTTCTGAAAAGGGTGGGTATTTTTCTGAAGCAATATCCCAAGGGTCTATTGGAGGACCAGTCTGAGTAAGAATAATTTTTTTATTGCTAATAATGTCTTTAACCCAAAAATCAATAGCATCACCTGCTTTAATATTTCTTTCATTAAAGTCTGGTAAAGAATTTACAAGTTCTCCTTTTGGTATAAGACCTGTAAGACATTCATTAAATTCGGCAAATACACCAAAGGCAGTAGTACCTGTAACGAACCCAGTGACCTTCTCTTTAACATTTTCTCGAAGATCTTCTATTGACTGTGGAACCTTTGTCTGTAAATATTCTCTACATGATACGACGATAGTCTCCTTTTCTCGTGAATATGTAATTGGCATTACAATTAGAGTTTTCCCCACAAGGGATTCAAAGTTATGGAGTTTATTCATCCCAGCTAAAGATCCTGGCATAAAGGTTTGTATACCTGATATATCCACCCAATAACCTCCATGAATTAATTCTTTGACAGTAGCAGTAAAAGCCAGAGACTTATTATTTATAGCCTCTAAAATTTCTTGTCTTTTACATTCTTCGATAGCATCAGAAATACTAGCAGAAACCTCTCCATTCCTTTTAGGTTTTACTTTGACATCAATATTTAATCCTACACTTAATGCATCTTGTATTTCTTGTGGTTCTTTTTGTACATTAATATAAGCAGTATACTTAGAACCTATGTCTACTAAAACTTCCTTTAAAGTACCGTCTCCATTTTTAGAAATGTAAGTTACTTTTCCTTTGGTTAAATGTTCATGCCCTTGGTGAACCCGTTGATCTTTTTCATAATTATCAACGATACCGTATTCTTCCAACATTTCGATGGCATACGGTTCTGTTGACATTAATTTAACACCTTTAGGTAATTTGACTGTGATTGTTTCCGTATCAAACGGATCATCGCTTTTTTGAATGGTAACTTCTTGTTCGATCATTAAGTATTAATTAAAAAGTGTATTTAGAATGTATTTATTATTTTATACACAATGAATGGTTTTGTTTAAGAATTATTTAAGTCCACCGTTTTTAATATTATCAAGTGGATCAAATGTTAACTCAATAGGGACCGGGTTCATGACAGCAGTTGTACCTGCCCCCACAGTTACGGTACCTGCCGGAAGAGTGATATAAATTGAAGATGTCTTTAGGTGTTTATCAATTGTAGCTGCTAATTGGGGTGCAAGAACGGTCATAAGAGTATCAGTTATATCAGTAGCTATCTTATCAGAAAAGGTCTCTGCCCACTCTTTAGCAGTTTCTCTCCATACTCTTTTTTGATAATCATCTACATTTACTGGGGATTCTTGGGGATTTGCTTTAACCCATTTATCAACATCAGAGAATGCTTCATATAAACTGTTAGTGCCTAATTTAGGATCTCTTAAACTTATATCTAATGCTGCTTTAAGAGGAAGTTCAATAGTTTTAAAGTCGGCGGCAAGATCCGTGGTAAGTGCAGCTGTAATTAATGGCATATCTTATTTTGTTGTTACGAAAGGAGGCCCACCACCTGTCGTTAGTTGTACGGGTGTCATAGGAAGTACCGGCGGTGTCGTCGGTGTCCCAGGTGCTGTTGTCACGTGAGTGTGGGCATTAAATAAGGTCATAAATTTATTTCCTAATATAACATCTTCCGTTGCTCCCTTACCTAATTCTATTTTTTGTGCAGCATCAATGATAACTTCTGGAGCTTTAACAGTAACTTTAGCTGATGTTGTGATGTTCATATTTCCATCATTTACTAATTCTACCTCATCTCCATTCGGATTTGTAATGATGATACTATTATCAGGTAATATATTTATCTGAGTCTCTTTATAGTCCATCATAAGCCCCTTTTCCTCAGTAAAATAAATCTTTATGCCACCTTCTGTAGTTGTATCATAAAGCACAGAGTGAGCATTTTCATATGAGCCTTCTATTTCAGCTTTAAGATCATCAGAAGGGTAAACATTATAATGATAGGTTGGAGAATAAAGATCTCCGTTATCAAAAGTTACCTGAACTATAGAATCAATCTTTGGAGCTGAAAGAGTTCCTCCACCAGTATCACTACCTCCAGTATTATTATTTCCAGGCCTTGCCCATGGGAGTTTATCAGTAGGTATATTAAAATCACTATCTGGGTTTGAAGAGTCGGCTCTTCCATCTAACTTACCATGTACACGAACTTTGCATCGACCCTCAAATAAAGGATCTGCATTATCTTCTACTATACCCACCCACTGAGTACCTGTAAGATTATCACTTTGAAATTCTCTTGCACCTATTTTCATCCATCAAATATATTATCATTACCGTCTAGTGTACCAGGACCCGGGGGTACTTGACCAGTAAAAATGTTATCTTCCGATAAAATATCTGGTCTAATACTCTGTTCCATAATGTTTCCCCTTACCTCTTTTTCAGGTGAAGGCACTGCTTCAAAGAGTGTTGTACTTTCAGTAGACCCATCACTTCCACCAGCACCTATACCAGTTCTTTCTCCAAATAAATTACCTCCTACCGCCGCGACAGCTGCATTTATTGTAGAACCATTAACCTGTGCTACTTGAACCGCTCCACCAATAGCAGCATTAGAGAGTGCTGCTGGATTATTAAGACCGGCCATAAGTTTATTTCTAGATCCATATACATTACCTAGAGCAAAACTTTGAGCAAAACCAGAAGCTGCTCTTTCAGCAGAATTAAGAGCGCCATTAGCTTGGTTTGCTAATTGATCTTTAGCAAAAGATGTAACGGCTTGTTTGGCATCATATTTAAAATCACC